CCCCCCGATAACCTAAATAAAAAGAGTACAGAGAGATGATATCCTTAAAATCTTTAAATATCCTTCCTACAGGAGCACTTGCATCGGTGTCGGACTTCCTCGCTGCCAAGGGAGAAGATATCGCAGCACGGTTATCCTCAGAAAAGTTTAGACTGAACAGACTTAAAGGTGTGGTTAGAGTAGAGAACTTCATCAATGGAAAAACCATAGTGAAGTTAAAAAACTCAGTTGAAGCTGTGAACAAGTTTAGGTCTCTTAGCAGGGCTGCGATTTCTACTGCCGAAGTAATTAAGGATCTTGTTGACGGAGGTATTGAACCTTTACTGGAAGGTTCTCTACCTGAAGGAGTGAACATCTCCGCAGACGATGTTAGGGATTTGATCGCAGAGATCAAGGATGCTGTTGAGGGCGGGTCTTCCGATAACGATAGTGAGATCATGGAGCTTCAGACAGCTACGGCTGAGAGAAACATCTCCGACCTTCAACTTGAATTAGATCAGACGCTTGAATCCTATGCGCAGGTGAACGATGTAATATCGCGCAGAGCTTCTGGGGATCTTCCCGAGCCGAAGGTTAATATCGACGAACATGCAGCGGCTGTAAACAATATCATCAATGATTTTAGATCTAATACTAACCTATCTCCTGATGACCTTTTTGTCCTTGAGGATAACATTAGACAAAGCTCAAATCAAAATTTAGAAAGCTTTGAAAAATTTGTTGATAACAAGTTAGTAATACCTTATGGGGAGAATAAAGCGGCTCTTGATATTCTTAGAGCACAACTACTTGGACAGCAGTTCATTGAAGAGGAAGCGCCTATCTTCGATACAGACTTCGGCCCTCCACAATCTACAGAAGGAAAGTTCATTCTTTCTCAGGACGGCCTGTATTACGACTCAAGAACCGGAAGCATTCCTTACATTACCGCACAGAAGATAGATGCCAGATCGTGGGAACTTCGATACGCTGCAAACAGGGGTGGTCGAGGCGAGCTATACTCTAAAGATCAAACGGAAAGATTTGCTGATACGATTCTTTCTTTTGAGTACGAAAACGAGTCAGGCACCGTTAAAGATTTCTATAAATATGATGATGTCCTCTTAAACATGGAGAACGATAGGAGTCTCCAGGTCGCGGATGTTTCGGCTAAGATTGATGATCTGATATCCCAGGGCTATTCGATATCTTCAGCCATCGTTAAGAATTACCAGGAAAGCTACGCCTCCGTAGCAAACGTTTATGATCGAAAGATTAAAAAACGTAAAAAGCAACTACAAGTAGCCGCCCTATTCGGTCCCTTTGGAGTCACTCCTCCTGGGGACCCTCAAGGTGAGGGTGTTTTCTACAGGACTGTAAATAAAAATAATGTTAGCTTGCCTGACGCACTGTGTGGCTACGAGGATAAGGTAAATTACCTTGATTACTCGGCAAGCAACTTTACGGAAGAGATTGAATACATTCCAAGAATACCTATCAATGATTTCTCGTATTTGAAGGATATCGGGTTAGTTCCTGAGATTGATACTCAAAAAACAGCGATGCTGCACTCATCGGATTTAGATGATACCACGGCACCTCTCGCTCCTGTGTTTATTGAAAAAGGTCCGGGCGCTCAATACGAAGCTATTCCAGAGCTTGCCATCGGCTCCTACGGCACGGCTGATTGGGTGAATACTTCGGGAGCCACAGGTGTTAGTAGTGTGGTATCCTCTACGGTGGAGGGTATTGCTCCTTATCTGAGAACTCTTGACGACTCTATCGTTACAGATAATATGATCGTGTGTTACAACTTCCTGGAGCCGTCTGCTGCTGTAGAAGCAAGCTCTACCGATTTTGGAGTTCGTAACTATGCCGATACGGGGTATCCCTTAAACGCTAAACTTGTGGGGGATTCAACTTCAGTTTTCGCTTCTGGAGTTTCCATTCCTTACTTGACGGGTGCTGTTAGATACCCCCGACAGAAGTTCGGCTCTCTGTATAATAGAGATCAAGGGTCTTACGTAAGGCTTCCTAATAACTATAGGGACAACCAGCCATACCCGCCTTCGCAGCCTCTAGACGATTTAATGTATACTCAGAATGGGTGGTGTATGGATTTCTGGGCGCATGTACCTGAGGTGCATGGGAATATGACATACTCTCGAAGGTATCGCCTAGTTGCCGCTAATGAAAACTGCGGTGACGCTCTTTCATCAGACCCGTTCACGGGCGCGATTACTTTGGCCGATCAGAGAAAGAACAGAACCCGAGGGATGATCATAGGTTGGAGAGATAAAGGATGGCCTAACTTCCCAGTATCCACGACATCCTCCTTAGAGTTTGTAGTATTACCTACATTAGCACAAAATGATACTGAATGGGGCAAGAGTATTGTAATTGAGGAGACCGTTAGCGGGATTGGAGGTTCCGATCAGTGCAGACAAGAGTTAGGGTTTAAAGTACCTCTAAGTGCAACCACTAAGAGCGGGTTTACTATAGCGGACGTTTCTGGCGCATTTACACACTTTAATATTTCTTTTGATCTATCTAAAAATCTAATAAGTCTTTTTGTAGATGGAGAGCTTTTGGCTGCATCTTCTATAAGCACTGCGTTTGGTATAGAGCCTTCTACACCTTTAAATGTACCTTCAAGAATCGCGGAAGGCCATCACCATGAGACTAATAATCTTTTTGGAGAGCGCCTTTACGATGGAGAGAATCTACCGTCCGTCCCTGTATTCACCCCTTGGATTCTAGGAGGTGGTTTTACTGACGGTATTAACGATACATTCTACGGCAAGCCGTCTGGATTCCTAGGATCGAACACTAACAGTTCATATATAGATCCCCTCACCAGGGGAGTATTTGGCGGCGTTATAGGCCAACACACGATTGTAGACGATAGGCTCTATGGGGATTATACGTCTTTTGAGCTAGCTGAGTTTTACGCCGCAGGGATTACACCAGATGAAGCCCTTGAGACATATGAAACCGTGGGTTACTACGGAGTCCCTGGACTAGGGGCTTACCTAGGGGCTCAAGGAGGCGAGCCTTTACAAATCCCACGAAGTGGTCTCGATGGGCACATCGGAAGTTTCAAAATGTACTCCAAACCCCTATCTAATTTAGAGGTTTCAAAAAACTACAAAGCACAAAGCCCTTTCTTCAAAGGGATTCAGACTACGAATAGGTTACTGTAATGGGGAGCTACGGAGATTTATCTTTTGTAACTAAAAAGGATCAGAACCCTGTAAAGGGTATAGAGTTTCCCGTCAGGAGCACTAGCACTGGGGGTATCTTTTCTAGAAACTTCAATGAGCAGTCTGTGAAAGACGGACTGATTCAGTTAATTATGACGCAGCGAGGCGAGCGTCCTATGCGGTATGATTACGGAACAGACGTAAGGGGTTCTGTGTTTGCTCCTATGGACTCTCTTCTAGTTAGCAATCTTGAATCCTCTATCAGGAATGCTATTGATAGGTATGAGCCTAGGGTAGTTATCAGAGATCTACAAGTGATTCCTGATGAACAAAACTCTTCAATTGATATCAAACTCGTATTTTCGATGAAAGACAATGTATTTTTTAGTGATCAGGTTTATCTGACTGTGAATCCTCAAGGAGTTGAAATCAATGGCTGATCAAAGAGTTCCTGGGTACAACCCGGTATTTGATTCGATTTACAACCCTAGTGGGTTTGACGGTCGCGTAGTATCTGATTTTATGAGAATTGGAGGTATTCCTGCCTCTCAAAGAAAAAATCTAATTGATTTCTCGACTGCGGATTTCGATCAGTTTAAAGAGTCTTTAAATACTTATATTAAATCTGTATACCCGGACGATTATACTAATTTTGTAGAGTCGGACTTAGGGCAGATGCTTGTTGAGCTTTTTTCTTATATGGGCGCTGTGCTTTCGTTCAAGGCTGATGCCTTGGCTCAAGAAAATTACATTGCGACCTCAAAGACCTCTGAAGGGCTTACCAAGCTCCTGGAACTCATAGGCATTACCTTACGCGGTCCTGTACCAGCCAAGGCATCCGCAAGCCTGACTATAGAAGATGAAGCTCTTGCTGTTAGCGGTTCGCGCACATGTACGATCTCTTTTGAAGATAGAACTATTGACACGATTAGTACCAGGGACAATCTTCCGCTGTCTTACACTTTATATCGCGTAGCTCCGAATGGGGATATTGATATGCAGTCCTCTGCAATCTCTCTTTCGTCCAGCGATTTTGATTCGTCTGGATTGGTTGCGAGCAGTCTACTTCTACTAGAAGGTAGAATGCAGTCCACAGAAGGTGTCTTCGATACAGGCACTAGCACGCAGAAGATTAACATCCCTTTACCTTCGGTTATCGAAGGCAGTGTCATAGTGTCTGCGGTGGACGGATTCTATACAGAGATAGAGAATATCTGGTTTGCTTCGGGCGACTCTCAGGTATTTCAGAGAAAGAACAACGAAGATTTTTCTTGCACGCTCACCTTTGGAGACGGTACTGTAGGCAAATCGCCTTTACCGGGCACGCCTTACGTGGTGATGTATAGAACGGGAGGCGGGTTACGAGGAAACATAGCAGCCAAACAGCTTGAGAAGTCTGCCACAATTACTGTGCCCTCTGTAGGTTCTGGTGCTGCCACCATAACAAATCCTCGCGCCGCTACGGGAGGCGTGGACGCACAGTCCCTGGAAGAGGCTCGTCGATTTGGACCTATGTGGTTTGCCACTCAGTACCGCGCTGTGACAGGTCAGGACTACACGGCGTTCGTGAACAAGTTTAGAAGCACTTTAGGCAAGACCGGAAAAGGTATCGCCGTGCTTAGAGATAACGGCAGTTCTGGAAACATGATCGATCTTTATGTTCTTCAGAAGGCTACCGACAATCATCTAGAACGTGCTTCTTATGAGTTTAAGAGAGAGTTGTTGGAGTACATGAATAATTATCGAATGCTTACCGATGAGATTACTATTGTCGATGGCGTTGTACGTACTCTTGATCTAGTATCCACGCTTTATGTGGATCGAACACAAAAACTGTCTTCAGAAGATGTTAAAGCTAGAATCGCCAACAGAGTCGTTGAGTTTTTCTCAACCAATAACTTGGACTTTGGATCGCCTGTAATTCTAGCAGATCTCATTAGCTATGTGCTAGAAGATCCGGGGGCTCGTTTCTTTTCCATCGATAACTACCCGAATGATATTTACGTGGACTTTAACGAGATTATACAACTAAATAACCTTGAAATTTCTGTACAATTTGTCTGATGAGTTTTTCCGCTACAAACAAAC